CTATTGATGAAACTATTGATGATAAATTAGGCTATTTAGCTTCTTTAAGATCAGGTAAAAAGGGTAACTTTGGTGCTTCTGAAAAAAATTTAGATGATGGAGTAAGAGCACTTCAGTTAGCTCAAAGACTTCATTCCAAAGGAATTAATAGATTTAAACAGGGAGCCGTTGATATGCTTGATAAAAACATCAAGCAAGGAGTTCTTTTTGGAGAAAAAGCGGTACTAGAAACTATTGTCCAACCTGGAAATGCTACACAATTAAATGCTTTTTTAAAGGCTGTAACACCTAGTGGAAGATCTATAGGGGGAATAACTTCTGTTTCACCTACTGTTTTTGATGATGCGGCTTCTTTAGCTTTAACGAAAGGAACTGTATCAAAAGGAGAACCTTCTTTTATTGAACAAGCTACCAATTTCTTACGTGCTAATAATGTTCCAGATGATGTTATACCAAAAGTGCCTGATTTTGTTAAAAATTTAAAACTAGATGATCCATATTTAACGGATCTAACAACTCAGTTTGCCACTCAAATGAGGAATTACTCTAAACTAGCTTCGAACAGATCTACTCCGTTAGAGTTTAGAAATGGCATTAGGGATAGCATTGCTAAAGAATGGTTTTCTCAAGCTGAAAGAACATCTCAAACTTTAGGTAGGTTTGATGCTGTTTCTTTTGTACAAAAATTTGATGAGTTAGGGACGGATGTTCAAAAAGCTTTATTTGGAAAACAAAATGCTGAAGCTATAAGATCTTTAACAAGAGACTATTTAATTCTAGGTCGTCCTACCAAAGAAATATCTGAAGCTATATCAGAAACTCTAGGTTCTACAGCGTCTGCTATAAGAGCAAAGGCTGAAGGTCTGTCTGGCAATGTAAGTATTAAAGATCAATTATCTCAACTAAAAGAAATAACTAAAATTGCTCAAGAACAAAGTGAAGATGCTCTTTTTAGAGCAGTTAAAAGCGGAAAGATTGAAAACGCTGATGATCTTGTTCAAGCTGTTTTAAAGAGTCCTCAAAATTATGAGAAATTAGTTCGAAGTATAGGCGAAGATACTTTGGGTAATCCTAATAATATAAATCTTAAAGATATGATCATGTCTAGAGTTTTAGCTCCCGCTTTCCCTGATGGAGTAACCTCAGATGCTGTAGCCTCTGGGGCTTGGGGTAAGCCTGTTCGAGATACAATTGCTAAACTTAATAGGAACGGATCTTTAAATAAGATATTAGGAAAAGATGTAGTTAGCGATTTAATTAAGGCAAGCAAGTTAGGTGAAAGAATATCTGATGCTTCTTTAGGCGGAAAAGCTGCTCTTGCTCCCGCTACTTTTGCTGCGGGTGCTATGGCAAACTTTATTAGAGGACCTTTGCAACTGTTGGGCAAAGCAACAGGTATTTATTTTATAGGAAGAGCCTTTAGATCAAAGACATATCTTAATTTCTTGTTAAAGCCTAACTATGGAGGAAAAAGACTTTACGAAAAAGGTATTGCCGCTGGAGCAGATTTAGGTAAGGGAAATCCTGCTTTAATGGAATTAAAAGATCGTCTTTTACAACAGGCTAGACTAATAGCAGCAACTTCTCTTGCACCTGATAGCGACACAAGAGAACAAGTTAGTCAGGGGGTTGAGGCTGTTAAGAATCAGGTTCAACCTGTTGTTCAGCCTATTGTTCAAGACCTTCAACAAATGCAACAGCAACTTCCTAGTCCTTCGCAAGCTACGTCTGCTTTACGACAGGCAGAATTGAATAAACTTATGGGGATGACACCTACACAATGATAAGACTTTCAACACACTTCTCGTTGAAAGAACTGACTAGGTCTGAAACAGCAGTCCGAAAAGGGATTAACAATGAGCCAAAGGAAAAAGAGATAGAGAACCTGAAGCTCTTGTGCGAGAACATACTGGAGCCCGTGCGAGAAAAATACGGCATACCTTTTGCTCCATCGAGCGGGTTNAGGTCTCTAGCTCTAAACACGGACATTGGATCATCGGACACGTCACAACACGTAAAGGGCCAAGCNGTAGATTTTGAAATACCAGGTGTACCCAATATGGAAGTGGCCTTGTGGGTAAAAGAGAACCTAGAGTATGACCAGTTGATACTAGAGTTTTACAAGAAGGACGTGCCAGATTCAGGATGGGTACATTGTAGCTATGACCAAGAACGAAACAGAAAAGAATCAAAGCGGTTCGATGGAACAACCTGGTCCCCGTTGTCTTAAATGTGGCAGTACTAAACCAAGTATCTTTGTCCATGGACACTACCAGTGCGCTGATTGTAAATCGATCACGGACGGTGATTGCTGCCAAGGAACTTCTATATAATGGCTATTAGTACTTCAGAAGCTATATTAGGTAGACTAGGAGCAGGTCCATCTTACGCTGACCTACAGTCTCCAAATAATACTATTTCTCAAGCAGTTTCTGAAACGCCTAACTTAGGTGTTGGACCATTTTCTAATCTTACTGATTCTTTAACCAGTGGGATAAATTCAGCATCAAAGAGCGTAAGTGATTTCTTTACTGCTCCAGAAGTTGGAGCAGTTTCAAACACCCTTGGAAAAATAGGTAGCGTCGCAAGTTTTTTTACTCCATTTGGATATGCTCTTTCTGGAATTGCTGGTTTGAGTGAGTTTAGTGATTTAAATGAATCTCTTGATGACATCTATGGAGTACCAGAAGATCAACAGCTTGGAATTATGGATGCCTTGTATGCGGCTCTTCCGGGGCCAACGCTACAGGGTCAATATGCAAAAGCTTTAGATGAATACAATCAATCTAGACCAAGCATTCGAGGCTTTAATAATCCGAAAGATTCCTTCAACACTTCTTTTGGTTCTGTAGGTACTGCGGGTCGTGTTGGAGATCCTGCTCTAGGTTCTGACGTAAGTTCTGATATGGGTGACGACAGTGATCTTGGTGGGTATGGAGGTTTTTCTGACGATGATGGATCTACTATTTAGCAGACCCCCAGTTATCTCCTAGCCCTACATCGATCCTAGAAGGTATCTTCATCTCAGGCACACAGTTCTCCATAATATCTTTTATCTCAACCACCTGTTCATCACTCTCTATAGAAAAGCAAAGCTCATCGTGAACAGTGAGCATGGGCCAATGACCACTTTCCATGCAGTCTTTCATAGCCTTCTTTGTCTGATCCGCTGCAGAAGCTTGGATCAGTCTGTTGAGAGCTTTGTATACAAAAGCTACCTGATACCTTTCAGGGTTCATACTCGCCCATTTACTTTCCCTTTCCTCAACAGGAGTATTTAAAACTTCTATCCACCGCTCCTCCAGCTTATCAATGTGGATCGGCTTCTTGTACTCTCTGGAATAACCCTTGAGTTCTCTCATAGGGAAACGACACCTTCTCCCAAGTAAGGTCTTCACCTCAGATCGGCTAGAGGCTGCATCCATAACAGAAGATGCCAAGGCTCGGATAAACGGAACCTTCTCGTCATACTCGTTGCGTAACAGCTTGGCTTCCTCAAACGGAATGTCTCCCAGTGTCTGGGCTAACTTTCCTATACCCATACCGTACATAATACCCAGGTTGATTGTCTTGGCGTGAGTTCTGCTAACGCCAGCCATGTCAGCAACAATCTGATGGAAGTCCAGATCGTCATTCTGATACTGAGCGGCAATCTCCTTTACCTTCTCGTTATCCTTAGTTGAAGGAGTTAGACAGGCATAGTGCATCATCCATCGAGGCTCCTGTGCGCTATAGTCGAAACTTCCCCAACGACATCCATCTTCTGGTATAAATAGTCCCCTGATAAGAGACTTAATCTCTGGGTGTCTGGAAGGAACTTGTTGCAAGTTAGGATTGCTTGACGAGAACCTCCCAGACACCGTCCCCCCTTCGTCCGATCTAAGCTGATTGAACTGGCAATGAATACGTCCCTTATGTTGGTGACTGAGTATTGTATCAACAAAAGTAGTGTTGGCTTTGTTGTACTCTCTTACTTCTAGTATCTTCCTTGCCACAGGGTGTTCGTGAGTTTTTAGAAAGTGCTTTGTGAAACTAGGTGCGTCAGATTTAAGTGTTCTCTCGTATGGCAACCCAAGGTTGTCAAAGGCCAAGGCAAGGCTCTTTGCGTTCCATGGTTCAATGTGAACCTTAGTTTCTTGGTACAGCTCTTTCAGAATTTTGTTTTCTTTTGAAACAAGATATTTCTTGGTTTGTTCAGCCTTGTCTACATCTACCCGGACACCTCTGCGCTTCATCTCAAACACAAGAGGGAGAAGAGCAAGCTCCATTTCCAAGATGTCAAGGCAACCATCTTCTTCGAGCTTCTTGTGCAGAACATGCCACAACTTCAGAGTAAGATCCGCATCTCCTTCTGCGTATAGGGCAACCCTCTCGGCTGGGAGCTTCCACATTTCAGCCTTGGCATTAACGCCATGCTGGTTAGCGGCTCGTCTCAGGTCCTCTTCTTTCTTCCCTTCGCCCAGATACGTCCTACCAATAGCGTTAAGAGAATAGCTGAATCTGTTTTCATCCAGCAAGGGTGCGGCGACCATAGTGTCAAGGATAGCACCTTTTACCTCAATTCCTTCTGATAACAACCAACCCAAATCATATTGAGCGTTGTGAAAAACCACAGACATACCGTGATCAAGCTGGTCTTGGAGCCAGCCGACCACCAAGCCTTTCGCCATGTTCCCACCACCTTCGTGGGCTATCGGCAAATAGGCTTGCCAACCAGAGGCCGCAACAGCAATACCTATAAGCTTGCCGTCATCTCTTGCCCAACCTGGCCCCAAGTCTATTAGACGGGGGTCTTTCGTCTCAACATCTACAGCGATTATCTTTTCACCAGACAAGTCCGGCAGATGATCAGGTGGAGACCAAACCTTTTCGTCAAATAAATCCTCACGCATCTTTCTGAGCCAATGCTGCCCATATAGAAGTATACGCTGAAGCATCCACTCCGTCATCTGGATTCGGAGACCCCACCTCGTCTCTGGATATTTTTAACAGAACCATGCAGAAGGCTACTTCCTGTGCGCTTATAGGAGTATTCAAGTAAGCACTCCATAAGGAAGCCACCCTCTTATGTTGCTGGGTGTAATCTCCATGTTGCTTGGCACGATCTCCACTGACCAATGATGCGGCTTTGTTTAATATTTCTTCTGGTTTCATAACACATAGTTCCTATCAGTCTGGGGGTAAAGTACATGGAGGGATTGCTTGGCTCTTGTAACAGCCACATAGAAAACACGATGCTCCGTTGCAGGTGTCTTGTTATATTCTTTATGAGCCGCATAAGATAAGTCTGGAACAACTATAATATTGTCGGATTCTCCCCCCTTCATTGAGTGTATAGTGCTTACCTTGATACGAGGTTTCTTTACGTTGTCTCCTCGTTTAAGGGCATTGAGAACATAGTTCTTTGTCTCTAAGTCTATCTTGCCTAACGCCCTGTGCCACCTATGGGACTCATCCATTATCAATCCTAAGTCGCTCTTAGCGTACTGCATCGTATACCCTTCTTCCTCATTAAGAAGCAACAGGTTCCTTGACCGTGGACCATTGCCCTTAACAAAACCTTCCCCGACAGTCATGAACGTGTAGATGTTTCTGATCTTAGCTGGCGACATAGGTGCTCCCTTGCACCAACTTTCCCAATCAGTAAGGGCTTCATATGTCTTGAGCGGAATGCTTGGCTGACCGTTTCGACTGTACACCCAGCCTTCCTCTCTAAGTTCATTAGCATAGTACGAGGCTATCCTGTTGGTTCTAGCCATGAGACACCACTCGCCTTCCTGCATCGGAATGTCCCACATGTTCTGATGATACCTGACGCTTCCTTCTTCCTGTTTAGGATGCCAAAGCTTTGGAGCCCTGTTATCTATGCGGTTAACAATGGACTGTGCTTGGTCCCACACTGTTATCGGAACACGATACGACTGATTAAGAACAGTCTTCTTCTCCGTTGCGTTTAGAAAGGCTTTAACGTCTGCACCTTGGAAGTTCATAATTGCCTGATCATCGTCCCCGGTAAATATCTGTAGCCGAGGCTTCTTCCTGAGTACATCGACCATCTTCCATTGAAGGGTAGAGAGATCCTGTGCCTCATCAACAAACAAAGCTTCTATATCAGGACAGACATCAGAGGCAATAAAATCCTCAATCATATCGGTAAAGTCTATCTTCTTATAGGTCTGCTTGTAGTTTTCATAAGCTCGAACAAGGTGCATTAGTTCAGAGAAATCTATCTTGTAGTCTGCTTGCAAGCGATACATCTCCTCAATGGGAATACCTTTGCTTCGAGACAGGTGGTATAGGTTCATATAGCTATCGCCCTTGGAAGACCCCAAGGTGTCAAAGTCTGTTTCGACATCAAAGTTCTTGGAACCAAAGATAATCCCCGTTGCATCCCCTACAGCCTTCATGTCCTTACCACCTATGACATCTCCGGGACTATACCCTCCAGCTTTGTAAGCCATGGAATGCAGTGTCTGGAAGAAAGGCAGGTCACCCTCGTCTATGTTCCAATCCTTACCCACACGATCCCTACTTTCTTTGGCGGCTTTGCGAGTAAACGAAACACAGGCGATACGATCAGGGTCAATACCTTCATCAATGCAATCACGAACACGGTTAGAGTTAGTCTGCGTCTTCCCAGTTCCTGGAGGTCCTAATATTGTTTCGCTTATCACTTACTTTCTACGCCCCATCTAAATTTAAGTTGACCGTAAATAGGTTGCCAATCTCTTTCACGCCCTTCTCGACTCCAGTTTCCTTTATTGGTTTTTCCAATAATTTTCCATCCTGCACCCTTCAAGGTTGATCCACTTTCTGTTTGCAAAGTGTAAGTAATCATCTTTTTTCCACCCATCTGCTGCCAGATTCTCCAACACCTTCCATACAGAAAAGATCCTGTTCCTTTTGGACTATCTTCAAGAACACAACAACGTGTTACTTCAGACGTATATCCATCATTTAACAACCGTGCCAGTGGCCGACCTACAATCGCAACACCGACCATTTTATCTCCTGTAGTAGCTCCAATAGCAAACTTTCCACCGTCTCTTTGAGTTCTCTTACTATGTCGATGATATTGCTCCACGAAGTCATTAGCTTCTCGCAAAGTTATCGGTAAGGGTTGAAGTTTCATTAAAACGGTGGATCCTCTGACTCAAAGGTAACATCTGGNAGATCAACCTCACCCCTGTTCATCTCCGGCACAAACCACACACGAACCGACTTCCATCGATCCCTGTTGTCTTTAAACCTGTATGTCCTGTCAGCCTCAACACCTTGGTTCATTTCTTTGAGACGTTCTGTTATCTGACCACGAGTGTAATGTGTAAAGCCATTTCTCTTTAAAAACTCTTGCAAGGCACTAAGCTTGAAGTATGTCAGTCCTTCCTCGGTCCAAGGCTTACCTGTCAGTATCTCTTCTGGACTGTGTGCAGAAATCCTTGATGTGCAAAAAGCCTCAACCAGTTCTACGAACAGACCCTTCTGAGTTAATTCTTCTGGAACGGAAATCCTTGTTGCATCACTCAACAGAGCATCAACCAGGTCTCTCCAATCAGCTTCCTTCATCCTAGCTGGCATCTTGTACATCTGTTCCATGCAAGCACGTTGGAACTCAACCTGCATCTGTAGTTGCTTAGTGGAAAGCTCTAGCCTCGAACCGTCCACATCGACAAACCAGACAGGAGGCTCTGACTCAACAACTGTCAATCCTCCAACAGGAACATGAGTGTTGTCTCCTATACCAAACTTGCGAGACCGACAAAGAGACTTGTTGCAGTGACCATGGATGGGCTCAGACTTGCAGGTATAGAAGTATTCCTTCTTATCAAGTTGCTCCTGTATAAGGACAACCTCACGGGCTGGTAAGGGTGGGTTGCAGTAATCTTGATTGTGCTTCTCCAGCATCTCCTTCCAATCGTTAGGCGAAGACTGCTTATAGTAAACACCTACATTGAGTAGCGTCATATTACGCCCACCCTCTGGGGTTCCAAACTCTGTCAATTGCTGAAGGCAAGGTGGGCCGTCAGGAAGTAACCCTTTGTCCGACCCTAGTTTTATTTTAAATAAATCTTTTGCTGATATACGAAACTTTTTAGCTAGAGATAAGAACTGTTTTAATGTGAGACTGTCACCGTCATCTTTCAAAGCGTAACGTGTGGTGTGCTTGGCGTTCTGATATGGAAGGTTAATGAAGTTTCCAACGTCACCTCTATCCGCTCGAACCTCATCCTGTTTAGGAAATATCTCACAGTTTCCCCAACCCAATGCGGAAGAGAACTCTGCAAGTCTGTCACGTACTTCTGAAGCCGCAACCTTTTCTGACAGGAACAAGAAAAGATGAGCTCCTCCCGACTTTGATCGGCAAACGACCAGCGGAAGTTTAAATCTTTTGACCTTAGATAGTAGTGCAATGAGGTCTAGGTTGTAGTCATCAATATCCAGCGCACCAAAAGAACAACGGCTGGTCTCATCGATGGGTATAGACCCAACACCAAGCTTACCGTCCAAGTGGTTCTGAACAAGCTCTAAGGTCAACGGTTCATGGACAATACGATACTTCGCCTGTGTCTTACCGTGCTTGGCACGATCTAATACGGCTGTCTGTCCATGGGCCTTGCCATAGCCTCCAAATAACTGAAGGAATATTTCTGCTACGTTCTCCATAAGAAGTGTGGCCCCCTCGTATGCAGACGAGAGGGCCGCAGTCCCAACCTAGAACGGCACTTCTTCGGAGGACTGATCCTCCAACACCAAATCAGATGGAGCCGCAGCAAGCTGTAACTCCCCCTTTTTAATACTGGTGTGGAGCTCTTTACATTCGTGATAAGTGTCCATGTCCGGGATAGGGTCACCCAGTTTAACGGACCATGAATACCAACTACCTTTATCGTTACCGTCTTCTATTGACGTAAGGTTGTAGGTGTTTGCAAAGCTAGGCAACGTAGAGCCATTATGCTTCTGCATAGAAATCAATGTGTTCCATTTACGAGACACTTTTAGTTGTGTCTTTTTCATATCAAGGATTGCACTTTCAATGGAACCATCCTCGTGGACTATTTTGATGTAGTGTTGAGCTGTACGAACCAACTCGTTACCATTAGGCAATACTTCCATGCCTGTATCTTTGTCTCGAACGGCCTGTCTGACATCGTTACTATCAGCAGAAAGTTCTCCCTCAAAGCCACCGCCAGCGGATCTTGGCACAAACTCCAACATCTTCTGCACGAAGTGGACGGGCAGTACCGACACGCCTTCATCAGCAGACCAAACTTTGTTGGTCACCGTATTAAATATATCTCCCTGAGATGCCCCTTCGATGTAAGCTGGGTCACTCTTTTTAAGTTGTGGGCTTAGTGCTTGAATGATACGCAAGAACGGTATCTGCATATCGCTTGTTGTTACATCTTCAAGACCCATTCCAGCGTCAGCTTCAAAAGCCGCCGCTAGATCTGCGGATAGTGCGTTTTCTTTTTTAGGTGCTTTACTCATTTCTAATTTCCTTCAATCTTGGCTACTTGTCCAACGTGTGCGTTAAATATGTCGAGATCAATTTCTTGGTTCGATTCAACTCGTTCACGTATCAATTTTTTTAATGTCATGGGTTCGACCCAAGTCTTTGACGATGTGTCAAAGCCTTTGTCTTCAAGGTCAACCACCAGGGACTTTGCTCGGTTGTCCTCACTAACACCAAACGAAATGCTAACATCATTCTTTATAAAATCACTTGCCCCGATCTCACGAAGATGATCCAGTGCGTTTTGTTTTGCGATAGGGTCTTTAGGCATCGTGCCAGAAACAAAAGATCTTAACGAAACTTTGTTGCCGTCTACTTCAACCTTGTCTATTCCCATCTCTGAAAACTTAGCTGGAATAAATTCGTACAAATATCGATCACGATTTTTCTTCAGTGATTTTAATGATTCTTCAGCGGCCTTGACGCTTTGATTTATCTCCGAAACGACACGGATCATTTGTGATAACTCTCCGCCTCCCTCCGTAGTCAAAGCATCAAATGCTGAAGCGTCAGCTTCTATGGCATCCCATATTTCTTGTTTACTCATTAACGTATCTCCTCGTCAGGGTTTAAGTTCTCAATGCCACCACCGCGCAAGTTCACCTTCACTGGGTAATAGGATCTCTCCATCTTGTCCCACTTCAGAAGATTTACACGGTCATGGTTTGCACTTGCTGCGATTGCGAAAGCGATTCCGATTATGGCCGGGTCTCCCATACACAACAGCCAATCATCATCACTGAAGCCACGAAGCTTGCGCCTCATAGACGCAACAATTCGTCCTGGGTTCAGATGAACTTGATCAAAGGGTGATGCTAATGGAATTAAATCCCCATACTTAATTGCAGACACTATGTCAACACGAGGATTCTCTTGTGTAACGTAAACGGCCATTCTTCTACCTACTACTAAAAAAGTACATCCTCTTCAGGTTAAAAGCTCTAATCACTTTCTACCCCCATAACTACACAGACAAAAAACAATTGTCAATTGGAAAGTTTTAGTCTATTTTCCAAAACCATGGGAATGAAATACGAATATAAAACCAAGCCTTACGAACACCAAGATGATGTGTTACGCAAATCCTGGAGCAAGGTTAATTGGGCTTATCTTATGGAAATGGGTACAGGTAAATCAAAAGTCTGCATCGATAACGCTTCATTGCTTTTCCAACTGGGTAGGATCGATACGTTCATTGTTGTAGCTCCCAAGGGTGTTTATCGCAACTGGGCTAATCTGGAAATACCTATTCATATGCCTGATGATATCGATAGGACTATTGCTATCTGGAAGTCCGGGGCGAATAAATCTGAGCGAAAGCTTTTAGAAGAGCTTCTGGAGCCGTCAGAGGCTCTCAGGGTTCTTGTTATGAATGTTGAGGCACTCTCATCCCCGAAAGGCCGCAAGTACCTCACGGCCCTCTTACAATCTTCCGAAGCTTTGTTGGCGGTAGACGAGTCTACTGCAATCAAATCGCCCAAGGCTGGCAGAACAAAAGCACTTATCAAGATTGGAGACTTGGCAAAGTACAAGCGGATCCTGACAGGTTTTCCTGTTACTCAATCTCCTATGGATCTATGGAGTCAGTGCAGGTTCTTAGACAAAACATTCTTGGGTGAATGCGGAGATAACTTCTTTCAGTTTCAATATCGATACTGCATCATGAAGAAGCAACACGTTGGATCACACAGTTTTAATCGTATCGTAGGGTACAGGAACCTTGAGGCTCTCAGTGTACTTCTCAAAGAGTTCTCAAGTCGCATCACTAAAGATGAATGTCTTGATCTACCTGCCAAGATTTATACTCAACGAAACATTTCTCTCACGGACGATCAGCAAAGGATCTATTCGGAGCTCAAGGAATTTGCCATGGCTCACATAGATGACGATGAGTTCATGACCGCCAACAATGTCATGACCCAGCTTCTCAGAATGCAACAGGTTCTATCAGGACATATAAAGTCTGACAGTGGTGAGTTTGTAGAAGTAAAAGACAATCGTATAAGTGAACTTATGGACTGCCTCGAAGAGGTCGAAGGCAAGGCTATCATCTGGTCGCGCTTTAGGTACGATGTAAAACGTATTACCGAAGCTCTGACCAAAGCTCATGGCCCAGGGTCCACGGTATCTTACTTTGGTGATACGAAAGATGAAGAACGTGTGGATGCCATTGAGCAGTTTCAAAATGGTGACGCACGGTTTTTCATTGGTAACCCGCAAACTGGCGGTTATGGAATTACGCTAACGGCAGCTAACACTGTTATCTACTTCGCTAACAGTTTTGACTTGGCTGTTCGTATGCAGTCAGAAGACAGAGCGCATAGAATTGGTCAGACAGGTCATGTAACATATATAGACTTTATATCCGAAGGAACTATTGACGAGAAGATTGTTAAGGCATTGCGTAACAAGATGGATATAGCATCCACTGTTATGGGTGAAGAATTAAAAAACTGGCTTACGTGAAGGGAGAATTGTTATGGAATTATTTACAGCTTTGGTTATGTCTTTTGGAGGTTTGTTTATTGCAGACAACAAGGAATTTTTTGATACAGCCGAAGAACAAATTAATCAAGGAGCCGAGTGGCACTATGTCGGAAAATNACCGCTTGATCCTAACTCTAAATCTATTCCGGCTCAAATGTGTACGGACGGTTGTGACGAGCCGTACATTTTATGGAAACTTAAATTACCTAAATAAAGGATAATGATATGCCTGATATTAAACGATACAAAAGTGTTGCTGTTCCGATCCCGTCTTGGGAAAAGCTATTGGTACTAGCACAGGAAAACCAGCGTTCCCCAGCTCAACAGATTTCTTTTCTGGTTGAACTGGCACAAAATGCTAAAACAGATGTTGAGTTAAGATTAGCTTATGGAAAAGGAAAAAGATCTTGAGTAACCTAGATAAATTTTATGACGAAATTTCGTTGTCTACTGCGAAAGAAATTTCTTTGGATGCAGAGTCAAAAGCCATTGTTCTTTTTAGAGTAGCAATTCAAACGGGTGTAGCTGAGTTGGGAGTAGAGAAAGTTCTTCACATGATGAATAAACTCATGAAAACGACCATCAGTATTATGGAGGAGGATGAGAGCGTTTCTTATGTAGAACTGTTATCTGATTGGGATAAGTCTGAAGTAACAAAACATTGACCGTAATAAATGAACGACCTAAAAGAACATTGGTCTAAAATATTATCAGATATAAGAAAAGAGTCAGGACTTACCCGAACCGAACTTTCTTCTTTATCTGGTGTAGGATCAAGCACTATTGAGAACTACGAGAAGTGTAAGATCATTGAGCCTTCAATCTACAAGGTTGAAAGTCTCTTGGTAGCCATGGGGTATGACTTGGATGCTATTCGTAAAATAGATGAGCCCCGATCCTAGAACAAAACCGTAAGGACTTAGACCACCTCGGATTAACTCTGTATGTGTGGTAGTGAGTAGCATTTTCCAAACCAAGAATGTCAATGTCGGTTGACAGTAAAGTAAAAGCCATCTTGAAAGCTGAATCCCAAGCTCTCCTGTCGGGTTCCTTCCATTCCTCCTTCTCCAGGAATACTTCAGGTTTTCCATCACACCAGTAACTGAACTGACATTGATGGCGGAGAGGGACACCTTTCCAGTGTCGGCCTTGCCTGACAACACCGCAGACAGTGTCAGGGTAATTAGGATGCTTGACCCTGTTCTTTATGACAATGCCTACAGCTAACATACCAAAGGTTCCCTGACCACGAGCCTCATGGTACATAGCCTCGGCTAAACAAATTCGATCATCAGCTTTGGCTGCTGTAACACTCAGTAACAATAAGATTACGGTAAGTATGTTTCTTATTTGTTTAAGTCCTGTTCTGTTAAAGCACAAAGAAAATCGCAATCTGGCGCGAGAGGTTTCGTCAACTTCTGATCTTTCGGTACTTCATCGATAAAGACCCTCTCACCATTGACCCGTGCTAGTCTAGCACCTAACTCTCGGCTTAACTCAGCCATGCGGTTAAACTCATCGGGAAAGTGTTTTCGGACCATGGCCCAGTAATCTGGACTTGTAGCCTTGCAACACGGCACACAATTAGCGTTTGGAAACCCAAAGGAATAAATCTCAGGCAACTTCATCCCAGCATCTTCAATGATTGCCATGCAAGATGCCTTTGTAAGTCCACGTTCAATCAAGGGAAACTCGCACGTTAACTCAGGCCAGTTTTCCGTTAATCCATTAGCTCGTTTTACATCCGCAGAATCTGCCGTGTAGCCAAAGATGTGAATGTCGTCAGGTTTTTGAAAGGCAAGCCTTGGAGCAACCTTTAGCTCCATGGTGCAAGGAGCACCCCCGATGCCAGATATGTATCTACGTTTATCCCAAACATCCCAAGTGTCCTTAAACTTAGGGTTCTTCAGAAGCGTAATGTCCTTCTCAAACCAGACAGAGCAATCATCCATAAATCGTTTGTTGTCGTGATGCTCGGAGCCGACTTCGCAATAGGCAATGACATCAGGTGACGACAGTTTTGTCGCCACTGCTGATGCTGCCCCACATGAAAACCAGCTAACTCTTCTCACTCTCTGCTTCCCAATGTTTCTTTAAGTAAAACCCTTAACTTATGATCCCACATCATCTTGAACTCAGGATCACGAGCTTGATCCCTAGCAGAACTTATTCTATCTATCAGTCTATCAAACTTTTCACTTATATACATCATATGTCTCCTTTATTGCTTGTCCGATTTTTTCTGCGATTTGCGGGATGATACTGTTTCCCAAGGCACGGAGTTGAGGTACTCGGTTGGGTAGCCCATCAACCAGGCGACCCAT